AAGTCCAATCCATAAAATACATCGCCTTGTGGAACTTCATCGTATTGCTTCCATTGAGTGTATATTATTTCCTTTGCCGAACCTCGTTCGCCTAATCCGTAAACCTTCCACATAAAGTCATCAGGTAAATCTTTGTATTGCTCAATGTTTTTAACTTGGCTATCGCTAAGGTTTGTAATGTTATTTAGGTATGTAGAATGGATTCGCTTATTGTTTGGGTTGTCAGCTACTTCGTAAACCCAAGATATAAAGTCTGCAGGATTCCAGTCCAAGAATACTTGACCTGTTGTTCTTATTAGTAATTGGTCGTAAAGTGCTTTACCAATTAGGTTAGCCTCATTAATGAATAGAATATCCCTTGCTGGTCCTTTGGCTTTGTCTGGGTCTTCAAGACCGAATAACTCAATGTAAGAACCATTCTTAAACGTATAAATAAAATCTGTATATCTAAACTCTTTTTCATCCCAAATATTCCATTGCTCCATTATATTTTTAAAGTCCCTGTAAACACCACGTTTGATGTGCGGTAAAGAATGCGATACAAATGAAATTCTTGTATTTGGCTTTGTTAAAGCAATATTAATCAGCAACTGAACAACCGAGTAGCTTTTGCTTGACCTTGACCCACCTTCATTGCATATTACGGGATAACCTTCCTCGTATGCCTTTTTATTGGCATAGAAGACAGGAGTAGCCTTAATCTTTAATTGGTTGACAATCTGCATCTGGTTCTATTGTGATTTGCACATTACCCTTTATGTCAGCGGTTATGTCTGTTGTTTGTTTAGGTCTGCCCTCTAATCTATCTAAAAGTATTTCATAAGCCTTTAAATCGCCCTTTCTTGCCTTTGCTATGATTTGCATATCTAACTGCTCTGCTATGCTAAAATCCTCATCTTCGCCTGTTACTGGGTTGCGTACCTTAGTAACCAACTCCAATAAACGCAAAAGTCTTGTCTTGCTATTAGGAACACCTTTAGGTCTTCCGTTAGGGTTCCCGCTTACCCCTTTTTCAAATTGTGTATCTGTATTTGGAAATGCCATAAGTTACCTGTTTTTTACCTGTATTACAAAATTACCCCATTCTTCTTGATAACCAATGTTGGGTCAAGTTTTTTCATTCTATCTACAATCACTTGGCAGTATTTTGGGTCTAACTCCATACCATAGCATTTGCGTTTAAGTTGGTGTGATGCAACCATTGTTGAACCAGAACCGCTAAAAATATCTAATATTGGTTTTTCATCTAAATATTCAATACACCATTCCATAACTTTTATAGGTTTCATAGTTGGGTGCATTTTTTCTTCTCCTCCCCAATGATGTGATAATAACCTACAATTCTTACCAATATTTGACCAAGCTAATTCAAACTCACTAAAACTTAATCCATCATTTTTTTTGTGCCAACATAACCAATCATTTGTAACATCAAGCCTATTAGAAAAGTAATTACCTCCCCATATAATAGCTTTATCAACTAATGCTAAAACATAAAAGAAGTCAGGTACTTCATTATCCCAATCTTCGCCTCTATGAAATTGTTTTTTACCAGTACCAAGTGTTTGTTTATTTGCTTTAATTCCGTATGGTGGATCAGTTAATAAATTACATTTTTGACCATTAATTAATAATTCTACCTTTTCAATATCAGTACTATCCCCACAAAGTAATCTGTGTTCGCCTATCTCAAATAAATCTCCTAATACTATATCAGTTTCAACTCCGCCATCTGGTACTGAATAATTATCCTCTTCTGCCTCTAATACTTCTGGTTCAAAGTTGGGTATATCTAAACCCCATTCGGTTAAATCTTCTACGTTCCAATTATTAGCTAAGTCATCCCAATCCCATTCGCCATATCCTACGTTATCCTTTACTATAAATTCTTTCTTTTGTTCTTCTGTTAGTTCTTTTGCTTGTTTTACAGGTACATCCGTAAGCCCAGCTTCAATACATGCCTTTAGCCTCATATTGCCACCTAAGACAATATTGTTTTCATCTATTACAATAGGTCTTAGTTCAAGCATTTGTGGGAAGTCTTGGATTGACTTAACCAGCTTCTTAAACTTGTCATCCTTGATAATTCTTGGATTGTTTGGGTTTGGTTTGATTTCGTTGATGTTCATTATCTGTTTTTTGTTGGTGTTCGTATTGATGCCGTTTGTGGAACTTCTTTAGTTTTTAGGCTTTTATACCCTAATTCTTTACCACATTTAAAGCAGTTTACTTTATGGTTTAGCAACTCGGATTCCCAATTGTAGTCATCCATTAGCCTTCCGCATTTACATTTATAGGTTCTTTTGCAGTATGTGTCTTTCATTATCTACCTTGATTTACATATTTTTTAACCGCCTTTTCTTTAGGACCAGATGTCTTTTTGTACTTGCCGCATTTCCTTTTACCGAAGCTAACTTTGTTTCCGTTACTAACTTTTGCCATTATATATGTTTATTAAATCTGCCATAAAATCAAATGCTTTCTCCTTTGTTTCGCCAAATACATAATGCTTAACTCCTTCAATAATACAAGTATAGCAAAAATATCCTGCTATTTCTTCTTCTTGACAAGTATCATATATGTTGTCTTTTAAGGTCATTTATATTTCTCTATAAGTTCTTCTAATTCTGTTCGTGTCCATTTCTTTACTCTATTGTTAACCGCATCAAACTCCAACTCCTTAACCGCCTTTTCACCTATTCTTTCTACTAAACCAATTCTATACATTGCTTGGTTGCCGTGCTTAAACATATTGCATCCTGCACATTGTAAATGTATATTCCATTCGTTAAACCTTAAAGCAGAATAACCCTTAACTGTGAAGTAGTGTCCAGCTTGATTGCCATTATAACTTCCGCAACTAATACAAGGTAAACCTTCATCCCTTTTACGGATATATGTGTTTACTACCTTTTGGGTCTTCTCTAATAGCTTTGGCAAGGTTACAAGTGGCATAATGCAAAATTAGGGTTTTAATGGTCTAAAAATAAAAGTTCGCCCATCTTTTTCAAATCGTTTCTTTTTTACTGGGTTTAAACTGTTCTTAATTGTTAGTTCATCCATTCTTAAAGTTCGCTTTGCGTGTGCTACCGATCTAAAATGTACTTCTTCCTTTGTATCAAGATATATCAATCTAATAGGGAATGCGTTTTCTAATCCTTTAATTTCAGACATAGAATAGTTCTTTTTCTTTTTTGCGTTCTCTATTGTAGTTTTTGCAGTATTCGTTGCCACATACTTTACAGGTGTTTCTTCTTCCTTCAACACTTTTTGGGCATTTCATAAAGTCTTTTAGATCCTTTTCTTGCTTGCACTTAATACAAATTTTCATACTTTCTTAAGTTTACTTATTAAAGTTGCCGTTAAATAAAGGCTAATTGCTAATGGAACTGATATTAAAGTAAAAAATAACAATTCATAGATAAAAATTAATGTTTCTTTCATAGTTTTTGGTTTAAATAACCACTCCAAGTTTCCCCGAATTACTAATGTTTATGATTAATTAATTCCTTGAAGTGGTAATGTTTATAATTGGTTTTGTAAATATAAGTACAAAGAATATCTTTTGCACTCATTTCTTATAAATAATTCATCATTTAATTTTAACAATTCTTTATCGTTTTTAGCATTGACCTTGTAAAATGCCATAACCTTTGCCTTTATCTTGTCTACTATCTCTTTAGGCATATTTTCCTTGTTTAACACTTTCTGCTTCCAAAGTATGTCAAAAGCCATCGTATTTAGCAATTTCCAATCCTTTTTAGCCGACTTATCCCAATTTGCGTGCAATGCATCCAAAACCTCTTTATCTTCCAATTTTGGTACTTCTAATTCGATTTGTGGTTCTATGTAAGTCTTTTGTCTAACTTGAACTGCTATTGGTTTATATGCAGCCATTACATCACCAAAGAATTTAGGGTTAAAAGTTATCGCCTTATCAACAGAAAGTTTCCCCATTGCGTAAAATTCAAATGCAACTCCAAGTTCCTTTAGTCTGTATTGTTTGTAGTTTCTAATTACAAACTCACATAAAAACTGAAAATGTTCAATGGTTGGTATTTGGCATCCGCTTAAAGCTATGCAACTCTTTAAATGTTCTTTAACCTCAATAGGTGAACATCTGCCAATTATCATTGTTTCTAATGCGCTAACAACTTTTAATTCGTGTGGTTCAAGTT